CTGAATCTAAAGTCATGTCTATGCTGACGCTATGGCTTCTATCGGGCTTCCAGTCATTTGGCATACCGTTTTCATTTAGGGCATCAGAAACTAACTCTTCTAGAAATTCAGATGTACACGGCAAGCGATACACAGAGTGATGTATTTTTAATTTATCCAGCAAGCTGCCAATTAGAATATTTTTTATTTGATCACGCATAGTAAATCCATTGTATCAGACATGCTTGGATTGGTCAATCCATATGTTGTCTAAGGATGGTTTGTATATCTTCTATTTCGGCGACGACTTAAAGGCCCCGCCCGAACTTAAAAGATAGTTTAAATAATGATATAATACAGGTATGACTACTCACGCAATCACTACGCTGTCAAATACAACAGCTACTCGCCTAAGCCCAAACGGAACTCACTCAGGTTTGGATATTACTATACAAAATTTACATGCTACCGCAATTGTATATATCGGCGGACTTGGCGTTACTTCTAGTAGCTATGGCTATCGCCTTGACCCAGTTACAGCATTCTCAGTTGAACTATCAGGTCGTGATGCTCTTTATGCAATTACAGACACTAATGGATCAACTGTTGCAGTACTTAAAGCAAGCCTAGAGTCAGGACACTAATATGTCAAGGTTTACCGCAAAGGGACCAAAAGGTGATCAAGGCGTACCAGGAAACGGTACACCAACAGATACATACGATAAAGTTTATGCAACAAATAATGGTAATGGAACTAACTTTAAAGTTGGTGACGATGCATGGATTGGTGATGTAAACACTGCAAACCACCTTTCTATAAAAGGTGCACAAGATGCAACTAAAGGTGGAATTATTTTAGGTTCTGGTAAAACAGAAAAAATTGTATCTAATGCTACCGACATGACACTATCTGCTAATAACGATATTATTCTTAATCCTGGCAGTACATATGCTTATATTGGAACACCAGAACTAGATGGTGGAAATAGAATTGCAACATTGGACAATATAACTATTGCTGGATCTTTTAATCCATTATTTAAAGATTCAACAAATGCTCTAGCAGGAGTAACAGCAACTGGAAACTATAATCGTGCTGGAAATATTATTTTCTATTGCGTCAATGTTTCTTTTAATGGTTACACAAACCTTGGAACTGGACAGTATCAATTCACACTTCCTTTTGCAGCTAAACAAACCTTTACTTCTCGTGCAGGAACACTGCATAATCCAAATACAGATTCAAGATATCATATTGCTTCAATTACAGACATTGAAGTAAGTAGAACAATTGCTAAACTATATTACTCAGGAAGCACAACAGATCTTGCTTGGAAATACAATACACCAGTATCTTGGGCACATAATACAACTCACTTTGATATAAGTGGATTTTACGAGATTAATTCTTAATCTTAAATAGTGATATAATTCATCTTATGACTGTACAAGACTGGGCTTCATTAATCGTAGCAATTCTTACAATTGTATCTTCAATTGCTTTTGGAATTAAATGGCTTGTAAAGCATTATCTAAGCGAGCTTAAGCCAAATTCAGGATCATCACTCAAAGATTCAGTTACTCGTCTTGAGGAAAAGACTGATAAGATGTTTGATCTTCTTATTGAGCACATCAAAGATCATAACAAATAGTAATCTAATTTTCCCATTTTCCTTATATACTATATATAAGCTATCTTTTAAAAACCTTGTTTAGATATAGTTCTTTTCTTTATATATTTTAAGTATACACTACTCAATACCCTGGCTAATTACCTATAACATAACAAAACGGACATTTAGGACTATAACAATTTGATAACGATTTAGAAGTATAACAATAAGTTATAATTAACGTACTTCCTGGCTATTTTAAATAATACAATGTTATAATTCATATGGATTGGTTCCTAGGTTGCTGCATAACCCACCCCACTGCCCCTAGGAGCCAATTCTTTTTATTATGGTATAATCATTGATATGTGCTCACCTACAGTAGAAAAATTTGGGGCTACCCCAGCTAACATTCAATGGACTGTTGTTCGTGGAGATTATGCTTCATTTACCGTTTCATTTCTTGAAAATGACGAAGTTACAGAATTTGATACTGATGGATGGGGTTTTGCTGCCACAGCCTATGATCCAACTTCAGACATTCTGGATGAGCTAGAAGTTTCTGTAGATGGCTCAGTAATAACAGTAAGCGCACCAGCGTCTGTAACAGAAAACTGGGGAATAAAATATAGATCAGTTGTTGCAGAACTATCTTTTGATCTACAAGCAATAGTGCCAGATGGAAACTCAACAATTACCTGGACACCAGTCGTTGGAACAATTTGCGTCCTGGGAGATGTAACTCCAAGTGGTACAAGAAATGTTATAGGCGGAGTTTCTTAAATGATAATTAAGATTAAGGATACCAATCCAAAGCTTCCACCATTGATAAAAATTAATGGAACTATTTTTAAAGTAAAGAAGTAGCATTATGGCCATATCAAAGAATATGGATGCTCCAAAAACAAAATATTCGGAAGCAGTTAAGTCTACAAAAAGCATAGAATCAAATAATACTGAGTACATTGCTGTTCCAGGAATCCAAGGCGAAAAAGGTGAAGCTGGACCCATAGGCCCTCCAGGACCAGAGGGGCCAAGGGGTGAAAGAGGCATTCCAGGTAAAGATGGTAAGGACGGTCCGCAAGGCCCACAAGGGCCTAAAGGAGAGCCTGGCAGAGGCGGTGGAGAAGGATATGAAAGTCCTTCAGGTCAATACCCAGGTTGGGCATATTATGAAAATAAAAATAAAAAACCAATGCTACTTGGACCAGATAGAGGCGACGATGGCTGGGTAGATATTTTAATGGATGATGACATAGATAGTAATATTTTAAGATTTCTTCCAGTAGGATCTGTATCGCTCTGGAATTCTGTTACTCAAAGAATTAATTTCAAACAATTAAAAGTAGGGGCAAGAGTAGATATTAGATATGATATAGCATTAACTACCGACACAAATAGCACTGAGGCCTGGATAAGAACCTATATTCCAAAGGTAGAATCTCCAACAGGATACATTGGAATGCTTAAATATAAATATCCTTATGAGATGTCTATTAATCAAACCCTATATGTGGACCTTTCAAAAATTAGATCAGAGGGTGGAATCATTCAGGCAAGGGCAGATAATGAAAGCTCTATTATTCTTAAGGGAATGTATATCTCAATTTCATAAAAAAATACCCCCAAGGCAAATAGCCAAGGGGGTATCTTAAAACCACTAATGTGGAAACTTCTTAATCCAAGACTTAGTTCTTGGAGTTATGCCTTTCCAAGCAGACCAATCTTTTCCGCCATTACTCATATGGTATGCAACCTGAGCATTAATAACAGGGTTTAGCAATTCACTATTAAAGTTTAAGCCAAATTTTTCTTTACGGCCCTCCTTTAGTGTTCCCAGCATATTTATCTGAAAAATACCATAGGAATTATCTCCAGTATTGACATTACCATTAAAAGCCATTGGTCTCCCATTTGACTCTTTCTTGGCAACAGCCCAAGCTTCTACCAGTCTCTGACCACGAAAGCCAACTCCATAGAGAAGTTCCCTAAGTTGTCTGTCTGTAAGACTAACAGCATCTTGATATTTATATAGAACGTTTAGGTTCTTTTTTACCTTAGTAAGGCTTTTAGGTTTAGAAACCAAAAAAACCGCCTTGGCGGTTGAAGGTTCAGAAACTATTGGTTTACTTAGATTATTTTCAGTACTTAAAGCATTAGCTGCATTTGTTAGTGGTGCAAGCAGCCCAATTGAAGCAAGGATTCCAATCCAGATCTTTTTATCTCTTCTCATCAAAACAACCTCCTAGAGACTAAAGATGCTACCAGTTGGTAGCACTAACTAAGTATAACATGTGATTGCCACAAAAAGCAAGTTTTATAACATTTTTTTATTAAACTTAATAATTGCTATTTTCAAGTGGTATAATATAAAAATGGCAACTTATAGAGGACAGGGCGCATCATCATACGACATTGGTGAAGCACCACCATTTATTAACTGGACAATTGTAAAAGGTGATACAGCATCCTTCCGTGTATATTTAACTGACGATGCTAAAGAGCCATTAACTATTTCTGACTGGGATATTGAAGCGGAATTTAAAAGACCAACCACCCCAGTAGATCCTCAAGTAATCACAGATACTGCAACACTAATTTTTACACTTACTCCAGAACAAGATCTGGAAGATGCTGATGGTGAGTTTAAAGTTAATTTAACTGCAGCACAAACTGCACTACTTAGAACAAATGATATTTTTGACATTGAACTACGTCTTCCACAAAATACCCTTGTATGGACAGTTGCTCAAGGCAAGATTACCCTGATTGAAGATGTTACAAACTAGTGGCAAAAATTGTTATAGGCAACAATCCCACAACTTCTAGAAAAATTTTTGAAAGAACATCTTTTCCAAATATAGAGATAGATGAAATAAATTTTCCTGCAAAGGTTGATGTAGGTAACAATCCACCAGTTTTTACAACAGTCCTTGAAAGAGTTTCTTTTCCAGATGTAAAAATTACTCAGCCAGTTAAAGGGGTAAATATAAATTCAGT